ATAGCTCAGCACCGGTAGTAGAATATGCTAATCAATTTACTTTACCTACTGATTGCTTGAGAGTTTTAAAAGTTCACAATGGAACTACAGATAGTATCGAAAGCAGTATTGATTATGCTGTTGAAGGTAGAAAAATAAAAACTGACGAAGGCACAGTATTTTTAGTTTATATCGCTCTAATAACAGATCCAAACGAATACGACAGTTATTTACAAGAAGCTCTTGCTGCTTTGCTTGCAGCAGATCTAGCTTATGCAATCACAAACAATGCAACGCTTGCAAAAAATTATGCAGCTACAGCTGATGAAAGATTGAGAGAAGCAAGATTTATAGACGCTACAGAAAATAGTTTAGGTGTAGTTGAGAGTAACGAATTTACTGATGCGAGATTATAATGCCACGAACAACACTTGCTTTAACAAGTTTTGTTTCAGGTGAACTTGGCGCAAAGCTAGACGGAAGAACAGACTTTGCCAAGTATTCTACTGGAGCAAAAACTTTAGAAAATTTTTTAGTACATCCTCAAGGATCTGCAACTCGTAGAGTAGGAACTAAATTTATTGCTGAAGTAAAAGATAGTTCAAAGAAGACAAGATTAATACCTTTTGAATTTTCTACAGTACAAACATACGTACTTGAATTTGGTAATCTGTATATGAGAGTGTACAAAGATCAAGGTCAAGTTTTATCAGGTGGATCTGCTTTTGAAATATCTACACCATATTTAGAAGCTGAATTATTTGATCTTAAATTTGCGCAGTCTGCAGACGTTATGTATATCTGTCATCCAAATCACGATGCCAGAAAACTTGAAAGAACTGGACATACAGCTTGGACATTAACTCAGATAGCTTTTACTGATGGACCTTATCTTTCTGAAAATACAACAGCGACTACGATAACGCCTTCAGGAACAACTGGATCGATAACTTTAACTGCAAGCGCATCTTTGTTTGCATCTACAGACGTTGATCGACTTGTAAGTTTTTCAAATGGTAGAGCTAAAATTACTGGATTTACATCAGCAACAGTTGTTGATGCTACAGTAGAAGATGACTTTGATAATACAAATGCAGTATCAACTTGGAAGCTTGGAGCGTTTTCAGATACCACTGGACATCCTTCTTGCGTATCTTTCTTCGAGCAAAGATTAGTTTTTGCAGGAACAACAAACGAGCCACAAACTTTATATTTTTCTAAATCAGGTGATTATGAAAATATGACAGCTGGCACAAATGCGGACGATGCAATGATTTATACGATTGCATCAAACCAAGTAAATAGAATTAGATATTTAAAAGCACAAAGAACTTTAATCGTTGGAACGACTGGTGGTGAGTTCACGGTTTCAGCAGATGGTACAGACGCTGCAATAACACCATCAAATATTGTAATTAAAAAACAAAGTTCTTATGGAACAGCTAATGTAGATGCGATTGCTGCTGGTAATGCAGTTTTATTTTTACAAAAAGCAAAAAGAAAAATTAGAGAATTAAGTTATAACTTTGATACTGATGGTTACGTTGCACCAGATTTAACTATTTTAAATGACATAGTTACTAAGTCAGGTATTACAGAAATGTCATACCAGCAAGAGCCTGACAGTATTTTATGGTGTGTAAGAGACGATGGCATATTAGCAGGTCTTACATATCAAAGATCAGAAAATGTTATTGCCTGGCATAGACATAAACTAGGTGGCACATTTGGAGCTGGAGCTTCAGCCACTGGATATGGAGTTGTAGAAAGTGCAGCTTCTATTTCAGGAACATTAACTGAAGATGAATTTTACGTTATTGTTAAAAGAACAATAAACGGAGCTACAAAAAGATATGTAGAAGTTTTTGCAAACTTTGACTTTGATGAAAACGATGCAACAGATTTTAAATTTTTAGATAGTCATCTTACTTATGATGGAGGAGCTACAACAACGCTCTCTGGATTAAGCCACTTGGAAGGTCAAACCGTTTCTATCCTAGCGGATGGCTCTACTCATGCAGACAAAGTAGTGTCGAGTGGCTCAATCTCTTTAGATAGATCAACATCAAAAGCTGTTGTTGGTTTATCTTACGATAGTGTTTTACAAACTATGAGAATAGAAGGTGGAGCTGCAGAAGGCACAGCTCAAGGTAAAACAAAAAGAATATCAAAAGTTGTTTTAAGATTATTTGAAACAGTTGGTGTCAAAGTAGGACCAAGTTTAACAAGTTTAGAAACAGTGCCTTTTAGAACAACATCAAGTGATTTATCAGCACCAGTCGATACATTATTAGCTGGCGATAAAGAAGTAGAATTTAGAGACGATTACAACACAGATGGATTTATTTTTATAAAACAAGATCAGCCTTTACCTCTTTCGGTATTAGCGATCTATCCAACAGTTGTAACGTCAGATGGATAATTACGAGATTGTTCCTTACCAACCTGAACACGGTGAATTTATGATCGAGTTTGGGCTTAACGATAAATTAATGGATGGCGATGCAGAATATGAAGAAAATAGGATTGACTTTGCAACACCTGGGTTATCTTACACTCTACTATACAATAGTAAGCCTGTTGTTTCTGGTGGCGTGTGTCCACTATGGAGTGGAGTGGCTGAAGGCTGGGTTATCTCAAGCAAAAGAATATTTCAAAACAAAATCAAAGCAGCAAGATTAATTAAAAAAAGAACTGACTTGCTTTGTAACAACAATAAAATTTGGCGATTGCAAACAGCAGTCAAAGCAAACTTCACTATAGGTGTAAGGTTCGCAGAATTTTTAGGATTAAAAAAAGAAGGTCTTATGAAAATGTACGGACCTGACAAAACAGATTATTTTAGGATGGCAAAGATATATGAGTTTCATAGGTAATTTCGCAGCAGCACAACAAGCAAAAGTTATAGGTAAATATAATGAACGTGTTTTTAAACAACGTGCTGATTTACAAAGAGCAAGAACAGCACAAAACAAAGCAATATACGATAAACTTGATAGACCTAGATTAGTTAAGAAACAAGATAGCGAATACGATTTTTTATTTGTAAGAGCTTTAAAAACTGGAGCAGAAGTAAGAGAAGGTACATCGCCATACTTAGCTTTATTAGAAGCAAAATATAATCAAGCAACAGATCTATCGATCGCAGATTTTAGATCCAATCAAGCAAACTTTGATGGCTTGAATGAAAGTTTATTATTAGAAAGTAAAGCAGCTGGCGCAAGATTTAAAGGTGATCTAACTGCAAGAACAGAAACAATAAAAGGTTTCGGTTCATTATTATCAACTGGATATGAATTAAGCTAATGGCAGTTTTAAAAATACCACAATCTACACAGCAAGCAAAAGCAGGCGGTAACTTATCAGGAATAGATACTACGCTTCCTTTAAATTTAGCAAGACAGCAAGGTGCTGCCATATCATCTGTAGGAAAAGTTTTTGAAGATATTTACAAAGAACAAAGAGCTATAGAAGATAAAAAAGATTTTTACGAAATAACTAAAGAAGTTGGTAAAGATATACAAACAATAAGTAATGATGTTTCCAAAAACACAGATCTTGAGTTTGCGCATAAAACTTTTGATGAACTTACTAAACGAGATAAATACGATAAATTTTTAGAAGGCAAAAATAGAAACGTAGAAAAACTTTTTGATAATTGGCTTTTAAAAACTAAAGATGCAGAATACACATCTATAACAAAATCAGTTATTAAAAGATCTAACAATAACGCTAGAAACGCAATAAAAGAAAAATTAGATAATTTAAAAATTTTAGCTGCATCAAGTGATATTAGTAAAGCACAGATTGCTAGTGATGAAATAGATAGTATCTTAGGTCAAAACGATACAAGAAGATTATTTGGCGATGATGAATTTGTTAAGCTAGAAAAAGATACAAAAAAAGATGTAAGAAAAAATAGAGTTATCTTTGGTGCTAAAAATCATCCTAACTATACTTTAAATAATATTGATGAGATTGCTAAATTAGTTAAAGACGATAAAGAATTACAAGAAATAAAAGATGCAGCTGTATTGGCTATTGCTAATGAACAGTCTAAAATTTTTCAACAAGAAAAAGATTTCGCTGAGCAAGACATAAAAGGTAAAGCAGCTATCTTTACTGAAATTATTTTAAGAATATCAGAAAAAAAAGATATTCCTGATCTTGATGCTTTAAATGATTTAGTAAAAGGTGATCAAATCAACTCAGCACAATACGATGCTATTTTAAGATTTTTAAATAGCAATGAGCAGACAAATGAAAATGCAATGAAGTTAATTGATGGTCTGTATTATGTTGCTGAAACGGTTGAAGAGTTAGACGATCTTGCAGATAGAATAACAGTTGATGCTGAATACTTGGCTTCAATAGGAATAACTGATGTTACAACAATGAGATCAGTTATCGAGAAATCAAAAGATCGAGCTGTGTTTGCTGACATCAAATTTTATGGAAAAAAAATTGATGATATTACTGGTAAGATGGATAGCAACGGTTATTTCAGACAATTTCAATCTTCAGATAAAAAAGATCAGAGCGTAAGAACAAACGCACAAAGAATTTACAAACAGTATATCGCAGATGGTTTTACTGCTGAAACTGCTTTTATGAAAACAGCTAATGGCTTTTTATTACAACAAGATAAAATGCCAACGATCTACGATATTAATCAAGTTACATCTATTAAAATTACACCACCTTCTCCTACTCAAGTAAAAAAAGATAGTGATAAAATATTTGATGGCTGGCGTAATCAAGTTTTTGATAAATACAAAAACGGTAATATCACGATTAACGAACTGAAAAGAGACATTGATGTTTTAGATACAATGGAAGATCTCTTTATTATTAGAGAAGGAGTATCGAAAGGTTTTGGTTTTAAAGAAGATAACAATATTAGTTCTAAAGATGAGCTAAAACCAACTGCTAGTAAATAATGGCTGAAGAAAAACAATTACCACCTGAAGAGAATATAGAAAACTACGAAGAGTTTGATGTTGTTGATGATCTTTATATGCCGATCTACGATCAAGAGGAAAAATACTCTAGTCCAGTTTTGGCTAAGATGCGTGAATTAAATATAGATCCTTACGAGTTATTAGGTGAAAATAAAGTCGATGGTGTTGGACCAGTTGTTAGAGAAGAAAATAAAGAAGAATATAATAAATACTCTGCAGCTTTTTTAGATTTTTTAAAAGACGTGCCTGAAGCTACAACTCTTTCAGTTTTAGAAGCAATGGCTAATGTAGGTAACAATGTTGTTCAGTTAGGTGGCACGGTATCTAACGCATTATTTAGAGGCACAAAAGCTGACAATCTATCTCAAGCTACAACTGGGTTTGCTCAGCTAGTAAATAAAAACAGTGAGCAGCTAGTTGCTAAATTAGATCAGTATAAAAAAGATAATGATGTTAATGGTGTAACTGATCTTCTAACAGATATTGGCATAGATATTGGAGCGACTATACCTATACAAAAAATGTTAAAGAAAACTGGCATTCCAAGTTTTGTGGCTACACCACTAGCTTTTGGTTTAGCTTATGGATTTACATCAGGTGATGAAAAAGGCAATGTCATTATAGATAGTCAGGTTGTTAATAGAACAATGGAACTATTAAATGTTTTACCTGATACACCTGAAAATGAAGTTGCAGAATTAGTTGCAACAACTTTTGAAGGAACTGCTTGGGCAGCAGCAGGTGATAGATTACTTAAAACATTTAAGTTTTTAAAGAACAATATACCAGCGTATATCAATCAACAGACAACAGTTGCAACTGGCGGTGCTGTAGCTGCAGGTGAAGCAGTAAGAAAAGTATCGGACAATATCCAAAACAATAATATTTCACAAACAACAGAAAAAGAGTAAGAAATAAATATCCTCAGATATTTGTTTTTTCTCAAAAGTAAAAATTAATGACAGTTAAAAGAGTAATTACTTCCGACATCGGAAAAGATGTAGCTAAGCAAATCTTAAAGCAAGTAGATGACATAGTTACAAAAGGTAAAGCAAAACAAAATCCTGAAAAACTTTTACAAGAACAAAAAAAGAAAGTTTTAATAGATGGTAAAAAAGCTGCTGATGTTGCTAGATCAGAAACAGTTTTAGTAAAAACAAAAATTAGAAAACCAAAAGTAAGTAAAGAGACTGAGAAAGAATTTTTTGAAAGCTGGGGTGTAGAAAAAAACGCTATTGGTCCAAAAATATTAAAAGATTTTAATATAAATAAAATCGAAACAAACGATGATATTTATAGACTTATAGATGCAGTTTCTAAAAGTCAGTCCAATAAAATTTTTAAATTTAAAAGAGGTGTTAGATCTCAAAAAGTAACTGGAGCTGCAGCTGCAAGATTAAGAGAAAGCGAAGCTTTTATAGCAGATGTTTTAGGTAAGAAAGCAGGTGATACTTTTAATGCTGAACAAATCTTAGCACTTAGACAGTTATTAGTTGCTGGTAAAAATAGACTTCTTTATTTAGCAAACAAAGCATCAGATGATATTAACTCAACTGCTGATGATGTTTTAAAATTTAGACAACACCACGCCTTGATGGCACAAATGCAAAAGGTTTTAAAAGGTGTTCAAACAGAAACAGCAAGAGCATTAAACCAATTCAAGATACCAGTTAAAGGTGACAAGTTTTCTTTTACTGGTGGCAACATCGATGATCTAAATAAAAATGAGTTAATAGTTCAGTTAGGTGGTGTTGATGAAATAAGGAATGTTGCTAAGCTTTTTGTTTCAAAACCAACTTCAGATACTGCAATGCTGAAGGCTATAGATAAAACTGGTTTAGAAAGCTACAAGCAAAAAACATCTAACGCTATTGCTGAAATATTCTTAAACGCAATCTTATCTAATCCGCTTACTCATATGAGAAATGGTTTAGGTAACTGGATTACTCAAGCTGTTGTCCAACAAGAAAGAAAACTAGCATC